CTGACAGCAATTTTATAGACCCTACGCTTACAGATAGGAATTACAACCCTCCTAATAAATACCAATTAAACACAGATATACAACTAAATGCAGGAGACTTAGTAACTATTAAAGTTCAATCTCTATGGCAGTTTAGGTCTATTGCTACTAACGGAGGTAGCTACTTACCTTTATCAGATTTAAAGCCTTACTATGATGACAATAGTACTGCTTTACCTTACCCCCCATTTACTAAAGATGAGTATGATGCAGACTTTAAAATAACAATTTTAACAGCTAACCTTTCTTTGAATGTTTTAGACTCTCCTTATTTAGAGGGCGATACTGTAGACATGGGAACTGCTATCCCTGACAAGGTAAAACAAAGAGATTTTTTGACATCTATTATTAAGATGTTTAACTTATACATGATACCCGACGAGGACAATCCAAAGAATATAATCATAGAACCTAGAGAGGACTTTTACACTACAGATGTAATAGACTGGAGCGACAAGCTAGATTATTCTCAGGAGCATACACTTACACCAACAGCAGTAACCAACAAACAAAAATATACATACACTTACAAGCAAGACGCTGACTATTATAACAAGAAATACGAGGCAAGTTGGCTAGACATTTACGGAAGCAGAAACGTATATCTAGAGAACGACTTTAACAAGTCTGAGCATAAAACTGAGGTTATCTTTTCGCCTACTCCAATGGTCGGACAATTAGCAAATAACAGAGTAATAAGTACTATAATAGATGTAGACAATACACTACAGCAAAAGACTATTAAAAGTAATATAAGAATACTTTACTATTCAGGGTTAAAAGATAGTAGTAATAACTGGATACATGAAGCAAATGCAGGAGACGTATATAGGGGAGAATATCCATACGCAGGACATTTTAACGACCCTTTTAACCCTACTATAGATATTAATTTCGGACTACCTAGAGAGATATACTACGATAATACCTATGGTAGTATTACGGTAACAAATGCAAACCTCTACGAAACATATCACAGAAAAGAATTAGAGCAACTTACAGACAAAGACAGTAAAATATTTAAAGGATATTTCTTACTTAACCCTGTAGACATTGCTAACCTATCTTTCAGACCTAGTTACTTTTTTGATAATGAATATTGGACACTCCATAAAGTAATGTACAGTAGTTCTATTTACCAACCTAGCAAATGCGAGTTTTTAAAATTAAAAGCAGTACCAACGCCAACAGTAATAACTGAGGAGTTAATAGGAGGACTAGGAACTATAGGAGATGAGGAGATACCTATAATGGATGCAGACTCGCTTTCAGGAAACAATATAATAAACATGAAGTCTAGCCATGTAGATGGGTTAAACAACTTTATAGACAAGTCGGCAATGTTTGTAGATATTAAAGGAGATTCTAACAAGGTGGCAACTAATAGTAAAAATATAACTATTCAAGGCGATGGAAATATTATACACGCAGACCTAGAAAACATAACTCTAATTAACACTAATAATGTAACTGTAACAGAGTCTAATGTAACTTATGTTAACAATGAGATAAGAGGAACAGGGAGCGTTGTAAGTATAACAGCAGACACTACAGCTACAGAGGAGGTTAAGCTATATTTATGCGATGCGAGTGGTGGCAATATAGATGTAACCTTGCCTACTAACCCAACTCAGGGCAAGACATGGAACTTTAAAAAGGTAGGGAGTTCAAATACTGTACGTATTAAATCTTCTGCACCTGTCTTAATAGATGGAGCTGACACAGAAAGTTTAACAGCTAATAACAAGTCTGTAATAATTCAATTCGATGGAGATAACTACAAAATAATATAAGAAATGGCAGAGAATACAATAAGTTTAAAAGTACTACTAGAGGCTGACACAGCTAACATGAAGCTAGGGCAGTTAGAAGACCATTTCGCTCAACTACAAGAGGCAATAAGAAAAGTGCCAAGAGGTAGTAAGGCTTTTAACGACTTGTCTCATTCTATTGCTAAAACTAGCGCAGAAATAAAGAATATAGAGCTAGGCTTTGAGGGATTAGATAGAGAGGGAGTAGCTAGTCAATTAGGAGGTTTAGCAGGTGGTATTGGAGAGGTCACAGCTAGTTTAGTCTTAATGGGTGGTGAGAATGAAACAATGCAGGAAATGGCAGCTAGTATAGAAAAAGCTATGGCTATCTCTATGGGTTTCAAAGGAGCAATAGAAGGACTAAGTGCAGCCAGTAAACTCTATAACAACCTACTGAAGCAAGGTAAGGTACAAGTAATGGCTAAAGCAGCAGTAGAAAAAGTAGCTGCTGTAGGAACGTGGATGCTTAATGCAGCTAATAAGGCATTGAATACCACGATGAAGATGAATCCTATTGGTTTAGTAGTTACAGCTTTAGCTGCTGTAGTAGGAGGTATTATATATTTTAAAGATGAAATATGGTCATTAATTAAAACTGCTTTAAAACCTTTTCAATTTGCAATAGACGCTGTAGTAGATGCTTTACAATTTTTAGGTATAATGGAGTCAGATTCTGCAATAGCTGCTAGAGAAGCAGAGGAAGAAAAAGCAAAAGCAGCAATAGAAAGCGCAGAGAAAAGAACAGAAGCAACAGAGAAATTAATAAAAGAGCATAAGAAAATGACCGACAGTATTGTCGATGACATGGACTTTGAAATAAAGAAAAGGCAAGCAAACGGAGAAGACACAAAAAAGATAGAAGCAGATAAATTACAATTTCTTATAGAGTCAGCTAAGAAGCAAAAAGAACTGCAACAGCAAAAAATAAAAGACTTAGCAGCGGAGGAATTTGCTAGGCTGAGGTCGGGTAAATTTACTTTAAAAGGCTTAAAAGAAACAGCGGAGGGAATAAAACAAGCGTTAGACGAGGGGATAGAAGCTACTGAAACTATAAAAGAGTTAGAGCAAGAGGTAACTATAAATCAAATAACAGAAAACAAAAAGCGTAGAGATGACGCAAAGAAAGCAGCAGAAGACCAAAAGAAGATAGACGAGAAAGCAGCAGAGGACGCTATTAAATTAGAAAAAGAAAAGAATCAACTACTAGAAGATTTAGAAGCTAAAGCAATAGAGGATAAAACTACTAGAAGTTTAGCAGAATTACAAAATGCTCAAGCAAGAGAGAAAGAGGCATTAATAGAGAAATTTGGGGAAGATACAGAACTTTTATTAGCTTTAAAAACAGAGCAAGAGTTGGCTATGGTTACCTTAATAGCCGACATAGAACAAGAGGCTAGAGAGAACAAAGCAACACTAGACCAAGAGGCTAGAGATAAAGAACTAGAGGCAAATCAAAAAGCTTTAGACGATAAGAGAGCGCAAAGAGATAAAGACTTTGCTTTAGCAGCAGCAGCAGTAGGAGCTTTGTCTGCTTTAAACGATGCAGCCTTAGCAACAGACTTACTGAATGCAGCAGGCAATGATAAGAAACAAGAGGAGATCAGAAGGGCAAGTTTTGAAAGACAGAAAAAACTAAATATAGCAATGGCTGCAATTAACGGAGCGCAAGCAGTTATAGCAGGGTTTGCTCAAGGTGGTTTACCAATGGCTATACTAGCAGGAGTTACAGCAGCAGCACAATTAGCAGCAATAGTAGCTACTACTTATCAAGGTGGTGGGGCAACAGCTGAAATAGGTGGTGCAACTGAAGAACCAACTCCCGATGGAGCAGGCACAGCAGGAGGAGGAGCAGCTATAAACCCAGTTAGTAACACTAGCACAATCTTAGGAAACCAACAAGTATTTGTAACAGAGACAGACATCACAAACACGCAAAACAACGTAAGCGTAATCGAGGAGAGCGCTACTTTTTAAAATATAACACAATGGAAAAAACAGAATTACTAGAATTAGTTATTGACGAAGATGACGAAAGCGGAGTGCAATACATTTCGATCGTAGATCAGCCTGCTATAGAATCACAACTAATGGCATTTAAGAAACATGAATTCGAGGATACATTTAATGACTACCCTGAAAGCGCAAGCAATAACGCAAAGAAAGCTATTAAGTACAAAGAGGAGAACGATGTCGATTGTGGCACTCGTGTAGGATGGACTAGAGCGCGACAATTAGCCAACAAAGAAAAAATATCATGGGAAACTATCGGTAGAATGGCGAGCTTTAAAAGACATCAACAAAATAAAGATGTACCTTACTCGGAAGGATGCGGTGGCATAATGTGGGATGCTTGGGGAGGAGCTTCAGGGATTAACTGGGCAATAGCTAAAATGAAAACCAAAGATAAATTTGAGCAGTTTAAAATAGAGGACGAAGAAAAGCGAATCATAAGCGGTTACTTTATGAAAGCAGACCTCCCTATAATGAGACTAAGTGAAAATAACGAAAAGTTTTATGTAGTTTTTAGGCGCGACACTATAGAGAAGATAGTAAACAAATTCTTTAAGAATGGATTAAACGCGAATGTAAATTTAATGCATGACTCAGATTCAGATGCAAAAGGGGTTTACGTTATTGAAAGTTTAATTATAGATTCTAAACGAGGAGTTAAAACTCCTATAGGTTTTGAAGATGCACCCGATGGTTCGTGGTGGGGTTCTATGAGAGTAGAGAATGACGAAGTATGGGAGCAAGTAAAGAATAAAACTTTTAGAGGCTTTAGCGTAGAAGGTATGTTTAAGCAACTTTCCCCTGTTTCAATCGATGAGGAACTAGTAAACAAAATTAGACAAACGATACAAGAATTCGAAAAAAGTATACAAGAGAGTGTACAAGTAATAAATAACAAAACAATAGATAGTATGAGCAAAGAAACTTTAGACAAGGTAAAGAAATTAATTTTCGGAGAAGATACAAAAGAAGTAACCGAAGTTAAACTAATGTCTGCTGAGTTAGCAGATGGCACAGTAGTAAACATAGAGCCTGCTTTAGAAGTTGGTGCAGTAGTTACTGTAGAGGTAGAGGGCGAAGTTGCTCCGATGCCAAACGGAGAGTACCCACTAGCAGATGGTACAGTATTAACTGTAGCAGAAGGCGCAATCACTAACATTAAAGAAGTAGAAGCAGAGGAAGAGGAAGCAATGGAAACAGAAGCTACTCCTGAGCCTGTAGTTGAAACAGTAACAGAAGCAAAGATTCGTAAGATTATTGAATCTACTGAAACTGTATTTAATGAGCAAATTGAAAAACTTTCTAATGAGTTAGAAACAGTAAAAGCAGAGTTTGCTAAATACAAAGAAGAAAGCGACACGAAGGAAAAAGCTATGTTCTCAGCAGTTGAGGAACTTGCAAAAGAAAGCAGCGTAGCACCAATTAAGAAAAAAAGAAGCGGAGTAATTTCGCCAAAGAAAAAATCAATTTTTACAGTAAATAAATAAACAATAACTTAAAGTTACAATTTAACTAAAAAAATGTAACTTACTAAAAATCAAAAAATTATGGCATTTGACGTTAGCGCATTAAGCGCATATATTGAAAATCAGGACTTCCCTTTAATTGCACAGATGCAAGCGACTGGAGGTTTAGCAGAAAAAGTAAACATCCAAACAGGAATTAAAGGTAGCTCAAACTTACAGTTTTTGTCTACAGATGTTGTCTTTGGAAATGACTCGTGTACTCGCACGGGCGCAGATACGACTACCCTCAGCAATCGTACAATAACTGTAGGAGCTATTGCAGTTTCAGAAGATTTGTGTATTAAAGATTTAAACGGATATTGGGCGCAAGTTTTAATCAAGAAAGGAGCAGCAGGAGAGGAAGAAATGCCTGCAGAGATTGAAGCAGTTTACATGGCTAAGAAAATGAACGCTTTAAAAAATCAACTTGCAATTTCGGACTTTCAAGGCGATACTACAAGTGCAACAAACAACCTATCGTACTATAATGGTCTTTTGGTTCAACTTGATGCTGACGCTACAGTAGTAGATGGAAACACAGGAGCAGTAACAGTAGCAACTGGAATCTCTAGCTCTAACGTATTAGACATCTTAGATGGAATGTGGGAGTCTATTCCTGATTCTATAGCAGACGCTGATGACTTGTCTCTTTGGGTTCCTACATCTGTTTACAAGAAATATGTAGTAGCACTTAAAAACGCTAACTTATTCCACTACTCAGCAGATGGAGAGCAAGAGTTCTTATATGGTACAAATGTAAAACTTTGTAAAACTATTGGACTACCGGGAGCAGCAGGAAGCGAAAGAATGGTATTAGCTAGAGATAGCGGTATCACAGTTGGACTTGATGGAGATTCTGATGAAGACGCAATGACCGTGAGATTAGACCCAGTTTCTGAGAAAAGCATCTTTTTCGATGTGACGTTTAAGAGAGGAATTTCTTACTCTTTTGGAAACGAAATTGTTTCTTTCGAGTTAATTCCTTAAGAATACTTTAACAATTAATTAAAGAGGGGTGGGTAATTGCCTTACCCCTTTTTTTATAACAAAACAATAATAATAACTTAAAGTTATAGTCTAACTAAATACTGTAACTTACTAAAAATCAATAAGATATGGCATGTGCATTAACACAAGGAAGGGCTATTGACTGCCGTAATAACGCGGGCGGTATTCAAGAGGTACTGATTGCAAATTTCGGAAACATTACAATAGATACAGTAGCTTCAGGAGTAATTACAGCAATGACTCAATCAGGAGGAACTAGCTTTTACAAATACAATTTAGAAAAAGAGAATGGTTCTTTAGTAGAAACTCAAACGGGTTCTTTAGAGAACGGTACTAACTTTTACGACTCAGTATTAGACTTTAATACTAAGAATTTATCTTCATCAGAAAGTGAGGAGCTAGCACTTTTAGACCAAGCGCAATTATTCGTAATTGTAAAAGATATGAACGATAAGTATTGGACAGTAGGAGCTTATCATGCCGCAGATAAATTAAGTGGTACAGCAGTTACAGGAGCGGCATTTGGAGACCACAACGGATACACTTACAGCATCACAGCTAAAGAAAAAGTTAGAATGCTAGAAGTAGGTTCTTCAGTTATCGCAGGACTAACTATTGCATAGTTTTAACCAACTAATTAAGGAGAGGTAGTTATTAATTTAGCTACCTTTTTTTATGCTCAAAAATAAAATACTTACAAAAAAATTAGGTTTTGTCAATAATCCTTTAAAGCTATTTTAAAGCGTTTTAAGGCACTTTCGCCTTTCGCTAGTATGCTACTATTAAAAAAAATAGTTCGTAAAAAGCCCATTTTTATTGGGCTGTAGAGCTAAAAATAATTAGTTAAAAATTAGGTTTATTAAAATATTTTTATTAAAGGCATTTATTTTATACAACTAATAAAAAAAATTACAATAGATAATATGGAGTTAAAAGATGAATATAAAAGAGGCGGTTCAGTCTATCATAAAGTAGTCGGAAACGTGTCAATAGTAAATGACGAAAAGCAGTTTGCTAAGTATAAAAAGTTAGGGCTAGATGTTTTCAAAGTTGAGAAGAAAAAGAAGGAAAAGAAAGACAAAAGCGATTCTGAGTAATGCCTATTTTAATCAACGAAAATACTACAAGCAATCTAACTTTAACACTAAAGGAAAAGAGTACTCTATCTTCTCCTATATACCTATTTCAATTTAGGAATATAACCGAGAAAGTTAGTTACTATTGTATAATGGCAGACACTAGCTTATTCAAAGACAGGTATAACGAGTTTACTTTTACAGAGGGTACAGACTCTCCTTTAGTCGGGCAGTTAATTCTAGGAGCAGGAGGGCAATACGAATACTTTGTTTACGAGCAAACTAGCTCAACAAACTTAGATCCGACCTTATCGACTGGACTAGTCGAAAGTGGCTTAATGGATTTGGAACGTGCAAGTACTACCTATAATCAGCACGACATAGACGTAACTTATAAAACACATCAGGTAACATGATGAACAAAGAAAACATACTTATCTTTAATTTCGAGGCTAACAAGCCCCCTGTATTTAAAGAGGAGCGAGGGAAAGACTATATTGTCTATGGCACAGAATCGCCATGGAAAAACTTATACCCAAATTACTTAGTTGAGCTTTACAATACCTCAGGGAAACACAATAGTATTATTAACGGTAAGACTAACTACATAAGTGGTCGAGGTTGGAGAGTAGACGAAACAGTAAAGACTTTAGAGGATAGAGTTAAGCTAGAAAACTTTATTAATCATCCCGGAAACGACTCACTTTTTGAATTAACAAAAAAGATAGTAAAAGACAATGAGCTATTTGGTGGTTATGCTTTAGAAGTTATTGTAACTAAAGACGGCAAAGGTTTAATTATAAACCATATTGACTTTGGAGATATACGAGTAGGAGTTGAGGAGGATACTTATTTCTATACATCAGACTGGGCGAGTAGAAAACCAACCTCAAACGAGGACTTTGAAACTTTAACCTCATTCCCTTTTGATGGCTCTGCTGTCAGAGGCGAAAGGTATATTTGTTATTACAAGTGCTATAGACCAAATTTAAAAGAGTATCCTTTGCCAAATTACGTGGCAGGAGTACCGTACATCGCAGCAGACTATGAGGTGGCTAACTATGTTTTAAACAATACCAAAAATGGTTACTCAGGTGGCACGATTTGGAATTTCCACAATGGACAACCTACTCAAGAGGCGCAAGCATATATTAAAAAACAGATTAAAAATAAGCATCATGGTTCTAACAATGCAGGAGAGCCAGTTATTATTTTTGACGATGGAAAAGACAAGGGAGTTGAGATAATAAGCACTAACCCTAACGGACAAGACGATAAGTTTATTAATCTTAACCAACAGATACAAGACGAGATATTCACAGCTCATGGAGTAGATGCTTCTGTATTTATTAAAACAGCAGATACAGGGTTTAGTAATAACGCTGACGAGCTTAGGGTAGCAATAGAGGCTATGAATAGCAGTTACATTGAGCCTGCACAAAGAATGTACGAGAAGCTATTTAATGACTTTGCTTTATTGTTAGGAATGCCGAGTGGTCTAAAGATTGAAAAAATAGCACCTATCCCTGTACAGATTTCAGAGAGTACTTTAGTTTCTGTATTAACGACTGACGAAATACGAGAGCTTGCAGGATATAAGCCTTTAGAGAAGCCTTTAGAAAAGAAAACAGAGCAAGTATTTAGTGACGAAGATACAGAGGAGCTTTTTTGGTCGCAACTTGAAAGTATAGGTTATAAAGACGAAGACCTAGAATTTATAAGCGAGAGAGAATTAGATTATAACCCTTTTGACTTTGCCGACATAGGAAGTATAGACAGTCAGGTAATAGACATAATAAAGGCTAACCCTAAAACTACTACAGAGGAGATAGCACAGCAAATCGGAGAAACAGAAGCAGAGGTAAAACAAAGAATTAAAGACCTAGTTAAAAGGGGTTTACTGGACTTAAAGAAAACTAAGATTAATGTAACCGACAAAGGCGAAGAGGCAGTAGAAAAAACACCTCCCGGAATAGAGGAGATAATAACAGTATATAAGTACAAACTAAGAGCAGACGTTACAGGCCCTTCAGTAATAGAAGGTACTAGAGATTTCTGTAGGCGAATGGTACAACTATCTCGAGACAGGTCATGGACTTACGAACAAATTACGGAGTTTAGAGATTCTGTAGCAGGCAGTAAAGGAGAAGGATTAAACGCTCAAGGCACAGACTTATGGAGCAAGCGCGGAGGTTGGTGGAATAGGAACGGTAACAGAGTTCCTTATTGTAGACACGTTTGGTCTGCTAGAACAGTTAGAGTTAAGAAAGATGCTTAGTAGTTACCAAAGGTTAAAATTTAAAAAGGACTTAGCTGTAAAAGTAGCTGAGGAATTAAAAGAGGATATAGAGTTTATTATAATGCGACCACACAGCAAAAGGGCTAAAGCAATAAGGAGAGAAGTAAAAGAAAAACACAATGGCTAGAACACTACTCATAGATATGGAATACGTGAAATCAAATAGTATTCTTGACGATAATGTCGATGAACGCCTCATGGTAGATGCTTTGTGGACTGCTCAGAGGGAGTATATTAAGCCTATTCTAGGCACTAATTTATTCGATGATATTATAGACAAAGCAGCAGCAGGAACTCTCGCAGGAAACGACTTAATTTTAGTTAATACATATATAGCTCCCTGTTTACTTAAATACCTAGTATTCGAAATGACTCCAATTCTATCATTTAAGTACAGAAACAAAGGAGTAGTGCAGCAGACATCAGAGAACAGTCAAGCTACATCCTTTGACGACCTTAACCACTTATTAAACAGGTGGAGAGATAAAGCTGAGATGTTTGCAGAGGACATAATTAATTACCTTGTAGCTAACCATACATTATTCCCTTTATATACAAGCAACTCAGATACAGATGACATATTCCCTAGTAATTCAGCTTTTACTGGAGGCTTGTACTTAGGAGGTGGTAAAATGAGAGGTAGTGGCTTTGATTACCTTAGAGATTGCTGTGACGATTAAAAAAAGATATGCCAAAAAATAAAGTAAAAAAATTCAGTATAGTAGACAAGAAGTTAAGAAAGTTTAGAAATGAAAATAACCTACAATCAGATAATAAAACAGTTTCAGGACTTTGCAACAGCTCACAAGCAAATAAACGAATTTAAATCAGGAGATTTGTGGGAAATTGTCCAAAAGGAGACTTTAGCAGAATTAAATTATCCAATGTTGTTTATTCAGGACAGCCCTGCAAATATAGGAGAGGGCTTTATAACCAACGGTTTTAACATTCTTGTAATGGACAAAGCAAATGAGGGTACTGTTGAAACAGAAGTTAAAAGCGATACTCTACTTATCTTATTGGACACTATTGCATATTTTGAAAAGCTCTATACAGACAATTGGAAGTTTGTAAAGATAGAAAAGTCAGGGAGTATAAGCAGCTTTACAGAACGCTTTGACGATACATTAACAGGGTGGACAATGTCCATGCAACTTAAACAACCTTTAGAATATAACGAGTGCCAAATACCACAAAATTAATAA